CGATCCTTTTAAGCTAGAATTTTGGGACAACTTCAACAACAGTCTCTATTTTGATTACTTACTAAAACGTGAAGAAATGTTAAACACTTACAGAATAACTTACAAACAATACGCAGGAAGCGACACAAACGCACCTTTAAGCTACGCAATAAAATACTTAAAGGCATACAACAAACACGATGCAATAAATTCTTTTAAGCTTTGGAAAGGACTTATAATAAAAGTAGAACTATGCGACTAATAGAAATAATTTTTTGTGCACTAATAACTTGGATATATGGAAGAATTGATTAAAGATGTAGAGTTTTTGATTTCTAAAGATAACCTTAGACAGAAAAACCGGAAAAGAGAAAAGATACATAAACGAATGTATTTGTATAATATTCTAAAAGAATATGGCTACAGTTATGTTAGAATAGCTTTTATGTTTAGTAAAAATCACGCTACAGTAATACACGCAATTTATGAATATAAACAACTTAAAGAAATAAACGATCAGATTCTTTATAAGGACACTAACGAGTATATACAATTTTTTAAAAAAAGGCAGAAGGTATATGCAGAAGCAAAACAAAAATTAATAGACCTAGTAGACAGTAATGAATATATGATTAGAATTATAGAGCGTTACTCAAGTCAATTAATAGAAAATTTAAATTTGTTAAACGAAAAGCACAAGCATCTGCAAAATTAATTACCTTTGAAATGTTGGTAGGACAATCAAATTTTTTAAGTGTGACGTTAGTAGCAGCTTCCTACCCTGTGAAAGCGTTACACTTTTTTTTTACAACCTTATGGCAGACAACAAGAAAAGCTTTTTACTTTATTGC